AACTCTCTGCGTTCATCGGGGACAAATTCGTTTACACGGAGGCAATGAAGGCTGAGTACGAGGAGCAGATCAAGATCAACGGATCGCTCGCCGACCAGGTCAAAAAGCTCGAAGATCTCCAAAAGGCGTACGGGTTTATTGGCCTCAGCGGCACCGCGAAGATCAAAAAAGAGTTCATGGACCTGAATGACTCGATCAGGAAAAACGAGCTCTCGGTCAACGACCTCGAAAACAGGCTGACCAGGTTCCGCGATTTTATGAAAGAGGGCTTGGGCCTGAGCGAAGCGTCGCAGGCGGAGATGAACCGGCTGAGTGGGCAACTTCTGCTCCTCACCTCCACCATCAAGACTCAGCAGCAGGAGCAGGCAAATCTGTCCAAAGAGTACGACCATGAGGAAGCAGCCAAGGCCGCACAGCACGGCAAAGAAATGGTTGCCATCGCCACAGCCATCGCGGAAGCGAAGCTGGCCGCGAATAAGAGGAGCGCAGACGCCAACGCCGACCTTTGGGCGGCCACCGGCAAGCTGCTGCTCGCGCAGGGGCAGATATCGGCCACGCTAGAGCTGCAGATGACGCGAGACTCGGCCCAGGCGAAGTACAACGCCGAGCTGAGCTATCAGCAGGAACTGCTCGCGCTTCTGGAAAAAGACCCCACGAAAAACGCCGCGCGAATCATCGCGCAAAACGCCGGGATCGAGTCGCTCGAAACGGAGCACCTGGCCAAACTCGCGGAGGCGCGCGCGAATTTCGAGGCATTACAGAAGTCGATCAAGGAACGCATCGTCGAAACCATCGCCGCGACCGTCCCCGCAACCGTCGAGCTGACCGAGGAGGAAAAAAAGCAGCTCGCGGTTGTCACCGCTTTGGAAGCCGCATACAAAGCCCTCGGCATGACCGGCATCACCATGTATGACGAGATGGCGCGGCACGCCAGGGAAGACTACGAGATTGTGGCGCGGGCAGCCGGCACAGGCATGGCCAGCCAGCTCGACTGGATGGTCGCGTATCAGAAGGCTCTCCAGGCCGATATCAATGCCAAGAAGCAGGCCGGGGTAGCCACTGTCGCGCTACAGAAGGACCTAGACCTCCTCACCAAGAGCATCGAGAAACTGGCTGGAGCTACCCCAAAAGTTAAGACGGAAAAACTGAGGGCGGAGTTCCACGATCTTGCGAGGACCGTTGCCGACGGCACGACTACATTCAAAACCGCCGCGTCGGTGATCGGAGAGGAGTTTGCCCAGGGCATCGGCCAGGCGGTCGCGGCGGCGGAGACCGGCAGCGAGGGCATAGGCAAAGCGATGGAAAAGATGGCGGCTTCCGTCCTCTCATCCATCTCCTCGATGTGCATCGTCCAGGCAATTTACGAGACTGCCATGGGACTCGGAGACCTCGCAAATCCAGCCCTTGAGCAGTACGCCGCTGGACACTTCGTCGCAGCCGCCGAGTTTGCCGCTGGCGCCGTCGCTGCCGGACTCGGCGCGATGGCCATGAGCGGCGGCAGCGGTGGTTCTTCTGGCGGTAGCTCCTCTTCTTCCAGCACGGCCACGCCTGCCAGCGGCAACGGCATCAGCGGCTCGGCGGGAACGGCCGGCAACAATCCTTCACAGACGGTCAACGTCCAGCGCTTCGCCACTGGCGGCCTTGTCAGCTCACCGACCCTGGCCGTGATTGGAGACAGCATCAACAGCGCCTCCGAAGGCTCGCGCGAAGCCGCGCTGCCGCTCGACGATCCGCGCGCCATGTCGGCCATCGCCGACGCCATCACCGAGCGCATGCAAGCCAGCGGCGGCGGGGGCGGCGGAGACTCGCATTTCCACTTCCCCAATCTCAAGGGCATCGTGAGTCCCGACGTGCTCGACACCGTAATCGACCAGGTCAACACCCGCGTCAACGGAGGCAAGCGATTGCTCGCCTCCGAAGCGCGGCGCACCGTGAGGCGTTCCTAAATGGCCTATCCGAAGATCACCTGGAACGACGGCATCAACCCGCCGGGCACCGTGCTCTTTCAGTTGCCGCCGACCTCGAAGCCGTTCAAGTCGCTGACGGCCACGCGCACCGACGTGTATTCGACGGCGGGCGTGAAGCAGAGCGTCTGGCTGCGCACCGACCGGCTCATGCCGATCCTGATGAATTACGTCCAGGTCGGCGACGACATCGCCGCCTTCGATGCCTTCATGGAGTGGGCGCTCGAGGGCGGCCAGTTCAACTGGTTTCCCGACGCCGACATCGACAACTCGTTCCTCTACACGCTCGAGGACACAACCTGGAAGCCCGAGTTCGCCATCCTCCAGTACTACAAGTTCACCTTGAACTTCCGGAAAGTTGTGCTCGGATGATCGCTGCCACCACAAACTACCAGGCCGCGCTGGCCCGGCTGAACCGGCCTCTCGTGTACTTCGTCGAGATCTCCGGCTACGGCAAGGCGTTCAGCACCGCCGCCGGCGATCCGCTGGGCCGCAAGGCGTGGATCAAGGACGACGGCATCGGCGATATCGACCAGAGCGTGGACCCGGTCAACTGCAGCTCCTCGCTCTCCGAGTTCGTCATCACCATCCTCGATTACGAGCGGCTGATCACCTCCGACTTTCCGACCTTCCTTTTCGAAGGCCAGGTAATCACCCTGAAACAGGGCTTCGCCGGGCTGCTCGAAGCCGACTTCGTGACGCTTTTCACCGGCATCATCGACACGGTGAACAGCAACGACGACGGCTTGACCTACGACTTCAATTGCACGGATTACAATCGCCTGAACCAGCAGGTGATCTACCTCTACGGCGATGATGGCACGCCGATCTCCAGCACCAACCCGCTGACCATCATCGGCAACCCGATGGACATTCTCTACGCCGTGCTCAGCGCCCAGGTTGGCTTTGCCGATCACGAGATCGACATCGCCACCATCGACTCGTATCGCAATACGCTGTGGGCGGGCGTGGAGATGCAGTTCTCGCTTAGCTCCGCGCCGGAAGCCAAGAGCTTCATCGAGAACGAACTGCTCAAGCCGCTGGGCGGCTATGGCTGGACCGACAACCTCGGACGCTACACCGTGGGATTCATGCAGCCCGCGCCGGGCGTCATCACGCCGGTGTTTGCCTACAACGAAAACAACCTCACCGCCGTACCCGTCTGGGAAGAGGCCGACCTCTACAACACGGTGCAGTATCAGTTCGATTCCGACACCAGCGGCGGCGGCATGGGCGCCGAGACCAACCAGATCAGCGAGGCCAGCGTCGAGCGCTTCGGACAGCAGGGCCAGCTCACCATCCAGTCGCAGGGCGTACGCAGCGGCTTCCAGGGATACGCGCTGGCGGCCATGGTGAGCCTGGGCATCTTCAACCGGTACGCGTGGAAGAATCCGCAGCTCACCCTGGAATCAATGTGGGATCCGGCGCTGGTCGTCATCGGCGACTTCGTGACCCTCACCCACTCCAAGGTTCCCAACCGCGCCACCGGGGCGCTGGGCATCGTCAACCGGCTCTTCCAGGTGATCGGCAAGAAGCCGTCTCCGCTCAAGGGCACCATCGAGTGGACGGTGATCGACGCCAGCGCCTTGCAGGCCTACGGTGACGCGCAGATCGCGCCCAACGGGACGCCGGCCTTTACCGCGGCCACCGCGCCAGAGAAGGCGCAGTACCTCTTCGTGACCAATGACTCCGGCAAACAGTCGGACGGAACCACTGGGGCAACCTTCGCATGACGGCCACCACTACCGTACTCACCAGTTCGACACCCGGCGCGGGCTATGGAACCGCCGTGACCCTCACGGCCACGGTGACTCCCTCGGCCGCCACCGGGACGGTGACGTTTTACGACGGTGTGAACCCGATCGGCACCGGCGTGCTGAGCACCACGTTGGGCGTGACCACGGCCCACATGACCACGACCGGACTGGGCGTGGGCACCGACAACATCCCACTCACGCATGCACTCTCGGCCGAGTACGGCGGCGACGGCAGTTACCTGCCGAGCACGTCGGGACTCTGCACGGTCACGGTTGCGCAGTTGCTCACGCTGGCAACGCCGCCCGGCTTCGTGGACCTGCCGGATTCGCTGCTCGCAGCCAACGAGTACGCGATGGGGCTGTATTTCCAGCGCATCATGGGCAACGCCAAATTCGGCATCGTTCGCCCCGAGGTATTCGTCGGCCAGTACAAGCACGGCGACACCGTCACGCTGCCGCAATCGCCCGTGGACGGCTACACCTACGAGCAGGATGAGCTGATCTATCTGTGGCATTACGCCTGGACCGGCGGCGTCACCAGCACCAGTTCCACCGATCCGGTGAGCGGCGTGACCACTACCGTGCTTACTTCCAACAAGGCCAGCGGGCCGGGCAGCATCTGGTACTTCGAAGCGTTCGTCGAGCAGGCCACCGGCCAGGTCAGCAGCTACGTGAAATACCGCCAGTCCGGCTCGACGACCTCCGCGAGCATGACCAACGACGGCATTATCGAGGTATTCACCATCGGCGTGCGGCGCATGTCGAGCCTCATCGTTTCGGCGACGCTGCCGGCATGGAACGACCTGCCGGATGCTGACTTCGCCCAGGATAAGGCGATCACCCAGCTGCTGGCGCAGACCTTGAATCACAACGCCAAGCTGGCCTCGCTCGAACACGAAGCCATCTTCATGGGCGAGTTCACCAACGGCGAGCAGGTTCCGTTGCCCGTGTCTCCGGTGGACGGCTACAAATACTCCTACGCGGAAGTTACCTTCGCCTGGTGCTGGCGCTGGTGCTCGATGGTCACCGACTTCGGCGACCCCATTTATTACCCCGGCACCGACCCCGCGGGAGCCACCAATCCGGCCAACGTCTTCAACCAGCTTCAACGCATCCAGGGCGCGATCGACGGAACGGGCAACTGCACCGTCTCCACCATTTTTTTCGACGACAAGGAATACCCGACGGTGTACGGACGCCTCACCGTCGTCGCCATGTGCCAGCGCCATCCGCTTGCCACAGCCGTGGAGGCGAACGCCTTCACCGACATTGCCGACTCGAACCTGCTCTCCGGTGCGTTTCCCAAGACAGACGTGCTCAAGGCTTTGAACGATGCGATCCGCTTCGCGGCGCTGCGCGTGGAGTACTTCACCGCGAGCTGCACGAATGCCGGGACGGTCCCGCTTCCCACCTCGCCGGTGGATGGCTACGCCTACTCGCGCGATGAGCTGAGTTACCACTACGATTTCAGCACCACCGGGCCCAACGCCCGGATCCGCCTCGATTCCTTCGGCGCGCAGATTGACCAGGCGACGGGCATCGTGAGTACGGTCACCAATAACCTCAACTATGGCGAGGGTTTCTACGGATCGAACAGCGGGACCATTCAGGTTCTGATTGTCGCGCGGCGGCTCCACGTCCAGCCCGCCACCACGAATACCAACATCCCGGTGGACAACGGCGGCGCCAGCGAAGTGGACGTTCTCTATAACGGCAACTTCTCGAGCTGGTCGCGCGCCGGTCAATCCATCGCCGACTACTGGACGCTGGGTACGCAGTCCGCAGGCGCCTCCTTCTCGCAGGTAACGGGCCTCTTGAGCCCGTTCGGGCAGGGAATGGCAGTTCCGGCCGGCGGAGAGGCCGCGATCCTCAGCATGCCCCTGGCAGCCAAGCAGGATGACCTTCTGTCGTGCTCGGTCGAGTTCTCCACCGATCACCCCACGGTGGGCGGCGTGGTGTACTTCCGCGTCCACCTGTACAACGCGGATCTGAGCAATAGTTGCTACTTCAACGTGGCCGTGGCGGCCGGGCTCGGCGGCGGCGCCGTCCAGAAGCTGAACCTCTGGTACCAGGTCCCGGAAAAAGACGCGACGACCACCAACGTCACCGGCGGGACTGCCGCCATCGTTGGCACCTACGACTTTGTGCCGAGCTTCGCCAAAATCATGATCGGCATGCAGGCGGGCTCGGGAGGGACGGTCAACCTCACGGTGGACGACGTGACCTGGGCGGTGCAGGCGAATGGCAGCAACGGCGGCGTGGGCTTGTATGGCCCGCTGGCGCTCGCGTTCTACCCGGCAATTGTCTTGAGCATCTCTGACACCAGCGTCTCGCTCACCCTGAACCTCACGTTGAACTTTAACGACGGCCGCACGGTAGTCATCGCCGAGGGAATTGTTATCGACACCGGGCTCACGGCCTCCACGCGCTACGGCCTGGAACTCTATTACGACGAGACAACGCAATTGATTGCAGGCGTCATCGGAGGCCCAGGATCGCTAGGCTGGTCGCTCCCGGCGGCTTCGATCGGGCGGCTTGAGGCGCTGGCCTGGAGCCTACCTACGCACGTTCCGCTTAGCGACTCGCCGATTTACTTCACCACCAACGCACCCGGCGTCACCACGCCCGTGGGCGGTAGCGGTGGCGGAGACGGCGGCTGCCATCGCATCGACGTGCTGGCCCGCGAGCGCACCCGCGGCGTCCTGCGCCATGAAGACATTCGCAAGGGCGATCTGCTCTGGTCGCGCGCCGCATGGTTGGAAGTGCTGGAGGTCGAGCGGCTGCCGCACGAGGATTGGATCCATGCCGACTTTGAGGGCAGCGTGCAGGACCTTCCCATGACCAGCGGACATACGCTGGACGACGTGGAGCTGGGCGCGATCCGCGCCTACCAGCTTTCGCCCCTGGCCACGCTGCGCACTCCGACCGGCACGACGTCACCCACCAGGATCGAGCGCCGGCGCTACCAGGGCGAGATCATCCGGCTGCGCCTGGCGGCGCCACATCTCTACTACGTTTCGACCGATGGCGTTGCCTGGGTCGAGTCGCACAACCATCTCTATACGAGTTAGGAGTACCGGTGGAACATCTGCGAAGGCGTTACTACATCGCGGGCGAGGAGCTGGTGCACGCCCACCTCGACCTTTTCTACACGTCCGCCGGCATCACCTGGCTGCCGCTCTACGACGACGCCATCCCGGGCGACCGTGAGCGCTGGATTGCCGCGGGAAAGCCGGTGCTGATCAACGCGCTCTTCCGCCACGAGATACACCAGGACCAGTGGCACGATCATCCCGAGGTGGCCATCCTGCCGCATCCCATCTACGAGGGCGGCGTGCAGCTCGCCGATCACGTCGGTAAGCCCGGACGCAAGTTCGAGACGCGCCACATCGAGCAGCTCGCGGCGCTCGGCGTCACCGCCGAACACACTATTCTCGATGTCGAGCAAAGGGCCCTCGCCCGCAACCGCGGCATGCGCCTGCGATCTGTCCTGTAATTCAACGTTCAACGAAGCACCTACAGCCGGGTAACGCGCTTTCGCGCTCCGGCCGCTGGCGCTCGGCCCCAAAAACTCAGGAGTATTCCATGACGAAGGTTCTTCGCATCCTGCTCTTCGCAGTTGCGTTCACGCTGCTCTGTGCGGTGCCGTCCACCGCGCAGTACTCGACCATCACCGCGACGAAGATCAAGGACGCGAGCGGCGCTCCTCTGGCGTCCGGCGAGTTCTGCATTTCGCTCAAGAACGCGTTTGGGCAGACGGGCAACATCCTGCTTCCGGGCGGTGGCCAGGCCATCAGCTCGCCAGTCTGCCGCGATGTAACCGCCGGCGTCATCATGACGACCTACAAGACGGTGACCCTCGGCGCGCTCGCCTTTGCCGACGCCTCGCTGACCAATCCCACCTATCAATGCGGCAAGGTCGTAGTCACGAATAACGCCGACGGCTCGGTCGTGCTCGGCAGCTTCGGTGCGTTCAAGAGCGCCTACGATTGCGTGCAGCCCACCGGCTCGACCTGGAGTTTTGATAGCTTCATTCCGCCCGGTGTGCCGGGCGTAGCAGTGGTGGCGGGGCCTGTGGGGCCGGCTGGCCCAGCCGGTCCTACCGGACCGGCTGGCTCCGGCGGCTCTTCTCCAGGCGGCAACCCCGGCGACATTCAGATCAACCTGGGAGGCTCGCTGAGCGGCGTGACGCTTGGGCCGACCATGGATTACACGTCCGGATCTCTGCTCGATGCGGGCGGCGGCGTCTCGACGAACCCCGGGGGCTACCAGGCGTTCGGCGACTCCATCGCCTACGGCACTGGCACGGCTGCAACGCCGCCCTACCCGCTGGGTTACGTCGCGCAGATCAATTCCGACATTAACTCGGCGGGTAACCCGTATAACAACCGGGCAATCGGCGGCGATGACGCGGCGGACATGTCGTTCCGCGTTTTCATGTTGGCCAACCCAACGGATACCGGGAACCCGGTCACGACGCTCAGCATCGGAACCAACGACAGCGACCTCGCCTGCGGCGCACAACCGCTCACGGCCTGGTCGTCGAGCACGACTTACGCGAAATACGTCACTGCGTCCTACAGCGGCGCATCGTACGTGTCGTTGGGCGGCAGCAACTTGAATCAGGAGCCGGACATCAGCCCGACCTACTGGACCTCCTACACAACCACCTCGCTTGCGGCGTGCCCCGGCGGCGTGCTGGCGGCCAACTACCTGACGAGCTTCTGGCAGAATATGTGGGCGGTCACTACATGGCTGACGCAGAGCAGCACCAACAAGGTGCTCGCACAGTCGAGCTCTTTCGCGCAGGCCGGGACATGGGCCACTGACGCTACGTTTGCGGACGCGCCCGGCTTGATCACAACGACGAACGCTTCCAGTTTGACCGATTCGACTGCATGGGTTGGCCAGGACGGCGTGATGGACTTCTGGTACTACCTCTTTAACGCCAGCGCCGGAAGCTTCCAAGTGAAAGTGGATGGGACGGCAAGGACGGACACGATCACGGGGAGCTCGACACTGAGCAGCCAGAACGGCGGTGTCACCCCACGCAACGCGGGGCCAGTTTCCGTCGCCGGCGCGCGCTTCGCCGGGCTCACTCCTGGCATGCACACGGTCTCCGCCGTGGTGACATCCGCCACGGCGGCGGACGCTTGGGTTGGGATCATCGGCGCGGGTTTTCCGCCCGTTCTGCGCGCGCGCGGCGTCACTGCGCCATCCGTATTTATGGGAGGGATGATCCCGAACGGGGCCGGCTGGACGGCCTTTAATACGGCGACGATTGGGGTAGAGAAGCAGGTCGTGGCTGACGGCGGCAATGCAATCTACGTGGATCTGCTGTACACCGCAATGGACCCGAACACGGATTTCTTGGCCGCACCGGCGCAGGGCTGCGACAAAAGCTACGCGCTTCCGCATCACCCGGACATATGCGGCGCGCGCCACATTGCCAACGCGTTCGAGCACGCGATGGGGAACCCGGTAAGCGGCAGTGGGAGCGGCGGCGCAATGTCCGTCCCGCTGCAGGTGGGCGCTCCGGCGCCGACGAGCGTCGGCGTGGGCAACTCCACGTTTAACTCGGCCAACCTCTCGGACGGCAGCGCGATCAACCCCGGCGCGACGTTCTATTGCAACGCCACCAACTTTAACTGCTGGGGCATGGGCGGTCTTTTCAACATGGCGAACACGACGTTGCCTTCGCATGCCAACTTCGCAATGATGAGCTACGCTCCCGCCAACTACCCGATTCAAGTCAACTGTGGATACACGAACACTTCGTTGCCGACCGCCCAGACGGGGTTCACCTGCTATTTAGAATTTGACGCGGGCAGTTCGCCGATCGTGTTCTTGCCATTGGCCGCCGCAACCAGCGTATCGAACAAGGGCAGCACGCTGGCGACGTTTCGTGGCGCCGGATGGGCCGGAACATCGCCGGGCGCACAGGAGAACTGGACTGTGGGCGTGGTATTCGATGCGGGAGGAACAGCGGCAAATTCTGGTCTCGTGATCCAAAATGCGCAGCATGCTACGACCGGGGCAAATGGCTTCGTGAAGTTCGCAAACGCCAGCGGCTTCGGCTGGTACTTCACCAACGTCAACACGGGCTATAACGCTCACCTGGATAACAGCCTGCTCACGGCAGAACGGTACTTCAAGTTGCCAGACGCGGGCACGTCGGGCTCGCCCGTCACGCTGGCCTATACTGGGCAACTGATCACCGCGTATGGCGGGGTAGTCTCGCTGTTTGGCGGCGGGTCATGCAGTGGCTTCCTGAAGAGTGACGGGTCATGCACTGCGGGCGCTCCGAGCAACCCGAGTGGCAGCGGGACCAACGTGATGACAACCAACCTCACGAGTTCCACGGTCAACGGAACGCCGCTCTGCACTGATGGGGCTGGCAACGCGCAAACGTCTGGATGCCCAGCTGCGGGCACATATGGCGGCGGCGCATCCGGCTTCTGGGGCGGAACCGGCGTTGGCGGATTGCCGCCAAGCACAAATGCTGGTGTAGCAATCTCAAGCTCCGCCAACGCGGTCAAGGTGCTTCAATTCTATTTGCCGATCGGTGGCGTCGTGTCAAAAGCGACCATCGACGTGACCACCTTGGGAACTTCCGCAGTTGTGGACATTGCTCTGCTTGATTCTACTAAGACATTGGTTTTGCATACTGGCGCTGTGAGTGGCGCGGCTGTAGCCGTGCTGACAACTTCGACGCTTAACTCTTCCGGGGCAACTGCCAGCGTCACACTGGCACCGGGGACCTATTACCTTGCATATACGACCAGCGTGACGACGGTGCAGCTCGCCGGAATTGCCACCGCTCTAGCGGCTAGCATCATTAACTCATCGAGCAACAAGATGGGCACCTGTACGGCCACGGCGACGGCGGGCGTTATGGCAAACAGCTTCACCTGTGGAACGATCACGGCGGGTTCGGCAAACTGGCCGTTGGTCTACTTCGAGTAGATTTACCACAGGCAGCGCCGCTCGGAAACGCGCGGCGCTGTACTCCAAGCCATCTTCGGATGGCTTGTTTATTGCACCTCATTCTCTCCTATCTCAGGACAACCAACATGAACCCCGCCACCGTAGGTCTGATCGCCGTTGCGGTCACGATCATCCTCGCCATTGTCACCGCGACGTGGATTCTCTCCGAGAAGATCGGCGATATCCGAGTATCGGTGGCGGCCTACCACGAACAGTCGAAGACGCGCGATGCGAAGGTCGATGCAATCTGGGACTGGTGGACCAACACGCGCCACCCCAGCTCCGAGAGCGCACTCGCCCATCGCGGCGGCCAGTAGCGAGTCTGCGTTATCCGCAATGATCCGATTCTCTTTTCCTACCCGAGGTGAAGCTTGGATATTCAAACAATGATTCGCGTGGCGCGAGCCACGGCGAAGCTACACGCCCTACCGGAAGAACTGGTCTGCGCGGTCTGCGAGCACGAGAGCGGCGGCTGGAACCCGTGGGCCGCGCGCTATGAGCCCGCGTTCTTCGCGCGCTACATTCACCCCGCGCATCCCCAGACTCCGACCACCGAAGAGATTGACGCGGCTGAAAGCTTTGGCCTGATGCAGATCATGGGCCAGACGGCGCGCGAGTTCGGGTTCAAGGGGAAATACTTCACCGAGCTGTGCGACCCACTCGTCGGCATCGAATACGGCTGCCGCAAGCTGGAACGCGCCGTACGCGTCCATCCCAACGATATGCGTGCGGCGCTGCTTATCTACAACGGCGGCGCGGATCCGCGCTATCCGGACCTGGTGCTGGCGCTGATGCATAAGTACGAGCCCTCGGCCGCCGTAGTCGCTGCATCAACTGCAATCACTTAAACACCGGAGGGTTTTGTGACAACGAAAGAAAAAACGATTCTCGGCGGCATCGCTGTCGCCGTCCTGTTGCTGATAGGGCTGCTGGCGTGGCGCTCTGAAGTAGAGCGTAGCGCGGACCAGGCAGCGCTGAAGAGCACCCTGAGCACGCTGGGTACGCAGATCGCGCAGCGCACCCAGACGGCCGCCACGGCAGATAAGCAAGTGGATCAGCAGGTCGCCCAGGCGAAGAGTCCGGACCAGCAGGCCGCGTTGATCGCCGCGCTGGTAGGCATGAAACAAGCGCCAACCATCGTGACAATTCCTGTGCAAGCGCCAGCAGCCAGCAGCGGAGTGTTACCCGTCGCCACCTCCAACGTGGGGGCAAAACAGGAAGTGAAGCCCTTGCCCGATGCGCCCCAGCCTGGCGACATGGTGATTCCCAAGGTCGATATTCCGCAGTTCGTTGCGCACGAGGCCACTTGCAAAAAGGACGGCATCGACCTGGCGAGCTGCACGGCCAACCTCTCCGATACCGCCAAGGAGCGCGACGCGGCGGTGACGGCGAACAAGGGCGGGAGCTTGCTCGCGCGGATCAAGCGCAACGGCAAGTGGACGGCGCTCGGCATCGTGATTGGCACAGCGGCCGGAGCGACCCTGGCCGCGATCGCGCATAAGTAGGGAGATGTCATGGAATTCTGGAAAGGCGTATTCACCGACGGCGGCTCGCCCTCTTTTAGCCGCGTCGCCAGCGGCGTTGCCCTCGCATTCGTGTGCGGCTGGGTAACAGCCATCGTGTACCGGACGCACGCGATCCCCGAACTAAATGGAGTATGCCTTTTTATCGGCACCCTCTACGGCACCAACTCAGCACTTAACGCATTCAAGAGTTTCGGCGAACACAAGGAGCCGGAGCGCTAAGGAGAATACCGTGCACGCACTTGTTGCTCTAGCCGTTGTGGCTCTGGTTGTCGGAGCCCTCGCCATTTACGAAGGAAAGGCCACCCTCGCCGACGTAAAAACCGAACTTGCCAAGGTCGAAGCGGAAATCAAGGCCGCGGCCGGAACCGTTTCCAGTGACTTCTCCAACGGCGCCGCCAAGGTGATCGCGCGGCTGAAAGCGGTTCTTTAAGGCACGCCATGGCGAGATCCCCGGAAGAACGCGCACGCGACGAACAGAAGGTTGAGCTTGCGCTGCTCGGCCAACTCCTGCCCGCGCACAGCGAGCGGCGGCATACCAAGGTCGTCGGCGTGACCCACGCGAACGCCGATGGCAGCTCGCGCCAGTTGGCGATTGAGAAGATGCGCCAGTTTGACGTCGTCGAGCTGGTGCGCAACCCGCAGGATACGTGGGATACCAACGCGATCAAGGTGATGGCGTTGCTGTCCGAACCGGGACGGCGCAAGAAAGGCGAGGCGCACGCCACCGCTCCGGAGATTAAGCGCGTACAGATCGGACACCTGGATGGAGAGCTGGCTCGCGAACTTGCCCCGGCGCTCGATCGCGGGGAACGATGGTGGGCCATCGCCACCCGTGTCGGCGGCCCGCGCACGCAAGGAGTTTCCCTGATGCTCTGCCGGCTGGCCTAGGCCAACCTCCCCTTACCGCCGGCAGCAACCCAACACGCCGAGTCTGCACACCTCAGCGCATTCGGCTTACCCATGGCTCCGCCTCCCCGGCGGAGCCATTTTTGTTACTTGTGCGCGAACCGCGCCATGTTATTCTGAGGCGGTCCGGGTTCTCTTCTCCCAAGGCGCGTACCTGGACGAGTTCACGGTGAGGCTCCCTGGTCTGGATTCCAGGGAGCCTCAAGCTTTTGCGCGGCGGCCGTCGCGCTTCCCTCCTGGCTGCAAAATAAGGGAATTATGTCTTTGACTCCCTTTATTTGAGATTTTCACAAAATAACCCTTGACTTACGTGAGGGAATCAACTACCTTGGAAACATCAGAGGCAACCAGCCTCATGGAGAACGAAAATGACGACATTCACAATTCACAGCCGCAAGCTTAATCAAGATTTCACCTTCAACTGCAACCTCGACGAAAGCCAGCCTCGGCACTCCAAGTACGTCAGGCTCGAAGAAAACGGCAAGACCGGCACTCTCGCACCGCAGATTTGCTACGGTGGCGGGTTTATGGGAAACACGGTTTCCTCCACCCCCGCGACATTCGAGCGCGACTGCCGCACTTGGTATCGCCAATACATGGCTTCTGAACGGGCCGAGAATTAACCTCCGCTGTGCCGCATCCACGGTAAGTGGAGCGTGAGGTTGGTAACCTCGGGCGGTACGTAACCCGCCAGAAAGACTCCCGCCATGAGTAGATCGACTATCAGCACCTTCAAACTGTTCCAGATGTTTCCCGATGAGGAAACGGCGCGAGTGTACCTCGAAAGCCGTCTCTGGCCCAAGGGCGTTACTTGCCCGACTTGTGCCGGTCAGGACCGCATCACGCCGCGCAAGGCTGGCTTTCACCGCTGTAACAAGTGCCAGCTTGACTTCACGATCCGCACGGGAACCATCTTCGAGCGTTCCCATATTCCGCTTCACAAGTGGCTCTATGCCATGTACTTGCTCGTGACCGCCCAGAAGGGAATCTCTTCCATGCAGATCGCCAAAGAGATTGGGGTACAGCAGAAGTCGGCATGGTTCATGCTCCATCGCTTGCGTGAGGCTTGCGGCGGTGAACTCGCCAAACTCCAAGGTGTTGTTGAGGTAGATGAGGCTTTCTTCGGCGGCAAGGAAGCGAACAAGCACGAGCACAAAAAACTGAATGCTGGACGCGGTTCCGTGGGAAAGACAGCCGTTGTAGGACTTCGTGAGCGCGGCGGTAGGGTAATCGCTCACCCGGTCGCCAACACGGACAAGGAAGCCTTGCAGGGCGCGATTATGGAGCACGTCGAAGTTGGCTCCCAACTGATGACAGATGAGGCTTCTGGCTATTCGGGTATCGGCGGTCTGTTCTTTGACCATGACACCGTGGCGCATTCGGCGGGTGAGTACAGCCGGGGAGACGTGAACACGAACTCGATTGAGTCGGTTTGGGCGGTGATGAAACGCGGGATGTACGGCGTCTACCACCACGCCAGCCCGAAGCACCTTCACCGATACGTTGACGAGTTCACCTTCCGGCTGAATGAAGGCGACGTAAAACGGCACACGCTGGACCGGCTCGATTCGTTTATTGACGCGGTGGATGGTAAGCGTCTGACGTATGCGAGGTTGATCCAATGAAGCCTCCTAAGATACTCGACAAGATCGTCGATGTTGTTCTCAAATACCGGCCCGAAGCGAAGCAAAAACCACCGCGTCAACGGAAGATTTCCACAAAGAGGCTAAGTGATGCGGAATCAAAGAAACGGGAGTCAAGTACGTAAATCCCAAACCTAAGTCCGAGGCCACCGCGAAGCTCGAACTGAAGCTCGGGAAGAAGCCTCCGGAGACGGTCGCGGCGAACGGAAGAGGCTCTATCGCCGGGTTACCAGGCGGAAACCCGTAAACATTATCTGGAAGATAGTTCTTGACGAAAGCGCAAACGCAACGTACAAAGGGAACTGCCATGCCAGATGAGATTCAGATTCCGGTGATGACGTGCTTGATCTGCGGGCATAAGTGGCATCCTCGAAAGACGACGCTGCCTGTGAGATGCCCGAGCATTAAGTGCCACAGCCTGAATTGGAACCGGACCGAGTTTCTTCGGCAGAGCAAAAAACGCGCCAGTGTTGGACCGAATCAAGATAGCGCCTCTTCTGTTCCCTCCACGTCTTCTGCGGGAGCGTAGCTCGGTTGGATAGAGCATCTGCCTTCTAAGGCGATGCGCTTTCGACGGGTTGCGCGGAGAACGAAGAGCTTCTTCTGAAAATTCGGTACCGGCACTGGACTTTGGGAGAATCCAGTGAACGCCGAAAACCGAACGCCCTCGATAGAACAAATCCAGCAGACTCCGGAAACACCCCCAGCCCAACCGAAGCGTCCGACCGTGCTCAGCCTGCACGACGCATCGCTTGAGCTTTACGACGTCGCCCTGCGCACCAGGGAGTTGACCACTGCGCTTCTGCTGGCCGACGCGCACATGGACAGCGCGCTGCTGATCAAGGTCCACCTCCTGCAACTGATCACCGAGCAGGCGATCAGAAAAGCGGAAGGTGCTCTATGAGCGCCCAATGGCAGGAGCTTCCCGCCGTCCGCAGAGCCCACTTTCTTGAGCGCACGTTGCACGCAGGCGAGGGCCTGATCGGCCTCATCATCGTCTCGGTGCTGCTCTGGTCGCTGTCGATCACCGCGTTCACGCTTGTGCTCGCGAAGTGGAGGACGCGATGAGCGCGGCCCGGCTGATCGTGATCAGCGGACTGTGCTCGCACCTCGGATGCAAGCGCGTCTCGGTGACGGCCGTCAAGGTGAGCGACTTCTGGGTGACGCGCTGCGATCTGCACCTGGTAGGCAAGATCACTGTCAATATGGACAAGATCAGCGCGGCGGTCGAGGCCAACAGAAAACTGGCCGCGGGCGGTGCGGCATGAAGCGCAACTCTAACAACCATTCCGGCAAGTGCGCGATCTGCGGCTGCACTCTGGAGCGTGGCTGCGGGATCATATACGCGAGCGGCCGCGTTGGGGGCTGCGCCTGGGCCAACGAGCAGCACACCCTCTGCACCAATTCAATTTGCCTCGCCGTCGCCGAACGCGAAGGCGAACTGCTGCGGGCGCTGGACGTGGTACTCAACCAGCGCGTCACCGAGAAGACGCACGGGATCAGTGAGCCGCTGGCGGACGCTGCGTGGAAGCGCCTCATCCGCGTGCGATCGCGTTTCGCTATCGTGGACGCGGCCCGCGCGAAAGCAGGTGCGTCATGACACCAAAATTACCCAAAGGATATGCGCTGCGCAATGGGGAACCCATCGCAACCGAGAACATGTATTCCGAGGAGCAGGCGAAGAAGCTCAAAGTTCACATCCAGCGCGCAGCCGTGCTTCTCAAGACCATCCACGATGAGGACCTCGTGACGGTTGCCCGTGCGATCATCCGCCTCAATGGCAAGTTTATAAAAGAGGGGCTGGCCGCGCTGAATAACCCATTGACTCAGCGGAGCTACGCGATTGGCGAAATTGCCGTGGCCGCCAACCCCGAAGTCTTCCAGCCCGCAATTTATAAGGGCCAGCGGGTAGTAGACGCCATGAAATCGGAGACTCCCCGCGCGAAGGGCGGCGCGTCATGAAGCGCATAGCCAGTGCGGATCTCCCGGGGCTGTTTGATCTCCAGCAGCCTGCGCCATTGCCCACCGTGGGCGAGTCTCGCGCGGAGTTTGAGCGGGAACGCCCGGAACCTGGAAACCGCGCGAAACCGACCGCCGATGTCAGCAGGTTTGCACACGAGCGCCTGTCTGGGCGGTGCGTCAAGACGCTGCCGTTCTGGACAGGAAAGGTCGCGATGGAGGTTGGCCCGGTCCTGATCGAGTTCGCTCCGCACCTGATCTACGTGTTGCATCCCGATGGCCGCATGGGCTACACGTTCAGCCGCGAACACTCCACCGACCTCGATAAATTCCACGCGCACTTTTGCCTCGACCGCGCGGAAGGCGGCGCGGCATGAATATCCGCGTGTGGCTGGCCCGCGATAAAAGCAAATCGCCTATCCCTGTGATTGAGGGAGTAAAGCACCCGAGCAAAGTTCCGGCGGCGGAAATGAAGGGTGTTCCTGTGCGCGTTACGACCTTCCCCGGCGCAACCAGGACAACCGGAGCGGAGGCGCTCGTGATTCTGCGGCGCGGCCGCGTCCGTTCCGTGGTGGCTCGGGCCGGCGAGATGGACCTGTACCTCTCGCCGCGAGCTGAGTTCCGCTGCATCGAGCCGGACGCGCCGAAGCACGAGCCCACCGAGGCTATCTGCCTGCCGTGCACGGTGAACGATTGCAGCCACTGCGCCAACATCGCCGCCGAGGTCGATGAGGCACTGCAACTGTGCGAGTGCGCACACAAGTATCCCGCGAGGCGCTCATGAGTACGCAGACGGCGCCGCGTCCGCACCCGCCGATTGCCCAGCCGAGGGCGGCCGCGAGGCAGCCGCACGTTGCTCACGCGCAGCCGGCGAAAGCCCAGCCTGCGCAACCCACGAAGGTCGAGAGGAAAGAAGCTACGCCGTTGCACTGCAAACGTAAGCCTGGGATGAAGGCCGAGGCGGCGATGCGTTCGGCCGTGTGGGAGCTGAAAGAAGCAGGCTATGACTACGCGGAGCGGATTGAGCTATTCCGCCTGGCCAATATGCAGACGGAAGTCCGCGCGAACAAGGGAGTGAAAAAGCATGCGGCGAAAAAACTGGGAATCTCGCGCGCCGCGCTATGCGCGTATTTGAAGCGCGGAAAGGAGCTGCTGTGAGCGTTCACGAGATGATTCCGACGCGGTGCCCGGCGTGTCGCACAACTCTGTGCTGGTCGATGTGTCTGGAGGAAGGCCAGGGCACGGCGCGCGAAGGCGATATGACCGTGTGTAACGACTACGGCGCGGTACTGCGCTTTGCGGAGGGAATGCGGGCCAGGCCTGCCAACGAATCCGATTACGCGCTGTGCACGCCGGACCAACTACTGATGCTGAAGGCCTGCTCTGCGTTCCTTACATCGCGGCGCGACCGGCGGCAGGCAACCGAGAGAGCGAGGCTGAACTGATGGCCGACTCTTACGAGACCTGGTGCGCGCAACTGGAGGAAGCGGCAGTGGAGAGTTTTTTCTTCTCGCGCGAGGCGGCGGCGCAACTGCTGGACCGCAGCGGACCCAGCAGGCGCGCGACGTGGCAGCAGTATTACGAGGAGGGCTTTGGGCCGCTGGCCGCGCTCGAAGAGGACCTGGGACCGGAGGCGGCATGAATCACAAGCGCTTTGTGTATCTGTGCCCGACGTGCGACACAACGGGGCTGCAGCCGGACCCGAACGCGGTGTACAAGGTACGCGTGTGCAGCACCTGCGGCGGCGTTGGCAAGGCGCGGCTGACGGCGATGAAGCGGATCGAGTTGGACCGACAAGTGCGGGGGGGGGGGCAGAGTAATGGGTGACGCGAGAACGATTGTAATTACGGGCTGCGGTTCGATCCGCGAAACGCTCAAGAGCCTGCCGACCGAGACGCTGCTCGAACTGCGGGACGCGCTGCTGGGGCAACTGGAGAGCCAGCAGGGGTTCCGCATGCCGACGTTCGACGTGGCAGGCCCGCGCGAGGAGCCGACAAGTTTTGACGTTGATCACAAACCGAGGAGAAGAAATGTTGCAAGGCGAGGCATGGCAGGGGATGGGCGAATTTGATACCCATAAACACTACCGGCAGCGCGTTCGAGCGCGCCGCCGGCCGGATAACAAAGCAACCATTCAAGAAAAGAGTATCACGAGAGGAGCGCGGGCGATGCTGAAGTGGCTGCTAAGACGGTGGCTCCCGTGATACGCGACGCCGGAAGGAGGAAGCATTTAGTGGCCGGCAGACCGCACACCACGAAGCGCCATTGCTGGACTCCACGCGAAGAGGCATGGCTGCGCAAAGTATACGCAGACTGCTCGACGCGGGCGTTAGCACTGGCGCTGCGGCTATCAGTGGCGCAGGTGTATGCGCACGCCAGCACGATGGGGCTGAAGAAGAGCGCGGAGTTTCTGGCGAGTGTGTGCCGCGAGCTGGGGGCAAGGCTCGCACGGCATCCGAGCGCGATCGCGCACCGCATCCAGCCGGGGAACGTCCCGGTCAACAAGGGCGTGCGCTCGCCTGGATACGCGCCCGGACGCATGGCGGAAACGCAATTCAAGAAAGGGCAGATGCCGCATACGTGGAAGCCGATCGGCAGCATGCGCCACGACGATGACGGCTATCTACAAGTGAAGGTCTCGGGCACGGGCTATCCGCCGCGCGACTGGCGGCAGGTGCATCGCCTGCTCTGGGAGGAGCTGCACGGGCCGCTTCCCTCGCCTAACACCCACGCTCTCGTGTTCAAGGATGGCGACAAGACCAACATCATGGACGCCAACCTTGAACTTATTACGCGCGCCGAGCTGATGCGGCGCAACACCATCCACCGGTTGCCCAGGGAGCTGGTCGAAGTAATCCAGCTCAAGGGCTCCATCAAACGCGTGATCACGTGCCGGAAACGAGGGGAGATCGATGCCGAGAAACGGAATCCAGGACCTGCGCAACCATCTCTTTGAGACGCTGGAAGCGCTCAAGGACGAAGAGAAGCCAATGGACATAGAACGCGCCGGGGCAATATGCAAGGTGGCGGAGAAACTGATCGACACGGCGAGGGTGGAAGTGAAGTTCCTCGAAGTGACGGGCAACAGGGACGAAGGCAAGGGCTTCTTTAAGCCGGGGCTGCCGGAAGTGCAGCCTAAACCGAACAGCGACGTCCGACGACTGGCGTGAGTATGGCAACGATGAAAGAGACCCTAAGGCGAACGCGGTGGATCTGGGCGGTGGTGTACGCATTCCTGACGGGGATGATGAGCGTGGGGCGTCACAACGCGACTGGCGTGATGCTCTTCGCGGTCGGAGGCACCGCGCTCTTCTTTCTGACAACGCGCTGGATGGACCGAATGTGCCAGGAGGCCGCGGAGGTGGGAAGCCATTCGGCGGGAACGGTCACAGTGAAGTTCGAGGCGGACACAGCGCAGGCCACCGCCGCGATCGAGGCGCTGCGCGCGATCGAGCGGCACGGCGGCGCGGAGATCCTCGACCGGGCGTTTACCGGATTCCTGGCGCTGCCGGAAAAGGCGTCGGAGCCGTGGCGCGACGTGCTGGGGATCTCCGGCAGCATCCAGGTCTCGACCGAGGTTATCGAGAAGGCATTTCGCGAGAAGGTATCCAAGTGCCACCCGGACCACGGGGGAAACGTGGAACAGTTCCACCGAATCCTCCAGGCGCGCGAAGCGGCGAAGGCCGAGGTTGTGCGATGAGCTGGCTCTATGAGCTGTTGTTTGGCTGCTGGCATGGGCACACGAGCTTTCCGTTGACGGCGGACCGGAAGCGCGGCGCATACGTGGTGTGTCTGGACTGCGGCAAAGAGTTCCCGTACGACTGGACGCGGATGAAGATTGGGAGGGCGGCGTGATGAAGGCGACGCAACGCCGGCCATCGAGATTCCGGCAGGGGATGCGCGAACGAATGATCATGCGCGTTGGTCGCGGCATGCTCGGTCATCTCATCCGCACGTTGCAGGTGGTTTTGATTGAGGAACTGAACGCGTTCAACGCAAAAAGAGAGGTCCAAGGATGAGCGAGCTATCGATGCTGGGAGAAGAGCGCAGGTACGGATTTGCGGAGTGGATGGCCGAGTACTCGGCGCTGCAGGCCGCGCGGATCGCGCGGGAGAAACAGGCGGCGGCCGCACACCAGCCGGGCGATGGCTCGATGTGGGGCGGACGGCCCGAGGATACCATGGAGGTACAAAGGTGACACCAGAAGAAATCGCAGCCATAAACAAAATGGTCACGGACACGGCGGAGGCCAAGAACGCGATTGCACGCGAGCGCTGGCGTAACATCGTGTTTCACACCATCGAGCTATATGGCGGCGCGCGATGCGCGCTCATCGAGCCGGTGGTGCTGGAGCGGCTCGCGGCCTATCGCGACCACGGGCAGCCGGTGGGCAATTTCCTGCAGGCGGTGATCGCCAACGATCTACAGGCTGCACTTTCCCGCGCGGATGAATACAATCGGGCGACACTCTTTCACCTGGTTGCATGGATGTACAACGAGTTTTCCTCGAAGCTGTGGGGCTCGCGGGAAATTTATACTGAACACTTGGAGAGTAAGCGATTGGAAAGGGAGCGGCTCGAAAGGAATAACCCGGCGGAAGCAAAGTTGCTGGGGGGGGGGGGGGTAGGTCATAGCTGCCTCAGCCCAATTAGGTGAGCGGGAGACCCGTGCACTGCAGGCTTGCGCGCCGCCGTCACTGACAGCTCGCGGCGTGGCCGGCGGACACCAGATGGTGCGCTGGCCGAAGGCGTTTCTGATCATGGCCGGCCTGGTGTATTCCGACTGCCGGGACGCAGACGGCAAGCCTCGCGAGGTCAAATCCACACATCGCGCCGAACTCGACAAGAGCCGCTTTCTGCGCTGGGTCGCGCCGATGATATTCGCTGGCGCGGTTCCCCGCGACGGCGCCGACCGCACCATGGTGTTTCCCCAGACACACGCCAACATGGCGGCGATGATGGGCTACACCTGGACGGAGTCCTACACCCGAAACGCAGGGAAAGCTCCCAGGCTGGCGCAGCGGGCCACGGCGCGATCACTGGTGAAGGGCGCGGTGTACAAGTTTGCCTTCGACGAGGGCGCAGCGCGATACAAGGACACGGACGACTATTCCATGCCGACCGTCTCCGAGCTGCGCAAGAACGAGGAATGGAAGGTGTACTGGCGTGAGGTTCGCGCGGAATATGCCGGCTATGTGCAGGTGCCGGCTTGGATCCTCGACCCGCGAACGCCAGGGACACCGTACGAAAAGCTGGTGCTGATCGCGCTGGCCAGTTTCAACCTGTTCAAGCTCGACGCCAATGGCTACTGCGCGGGCGAGATCCAGGAGCAGCTGCAGACGATCGGGGCGCGGGTCGGGCTCGGCAAGGATGCGGTGCGCTGCGCGCTGGCGACGTACCAGGCGCTGGGACTGCTCCAGGTGAAGCATTATCCCCCGCGGCTGGAGATCAACGGCCAGCAGGTCCGGGAAGGCACGGCAGGAGCGAAACGGAGGCAGCCGCCGAACACGATCTACTACGTGGCCGGGCGGGAGTTTGACGAGGACAAGGCCGCGCGCGAGATGGAGCGCTTCCTGACCGCGGCGAAGCCTATCCGGGACAATGCATGGTTTGACGTGGCGGCCGAGCTCCACGTGGCCACGATGCGCGAATGGGCGGGCACCAGGCAACTGGAAAGCACGCTCCGCGGCGAGTGCCGGAAGCGGCTGCAGCTCGCCGGCGTTCCGGGGCACATGATCAGCACACTCTTCCCAGCGATTCCGAAGAAACCACCGGGCTAAACGCCGAAACAACTCCCACTTACAGAGACGCGGTTGAAGGCTGGAGGCGAAGTGTCTCCAGCCTCTTTTTGCGCGCGACGTTAGGGCGTCTTGCAGTTAGCAAGATGGCTCTTTCGAGCGTGTCAACGTGGGTTGACACGGAACGGGCTGAGTGTGTCAACCTAGATCGACACGAGGACGCGAGCGGGCGCGGCGGACGCGCCGTGATAACCCAGGTTGACACGACAGAGGAAAAGCGGCGCGGTCTGGGTCCTTTCCGGGTAGAGATGCTGATAAAGAACCACGCTGAGGATGAGAACAAACTAGGCTTTGAGTAACAGAAAACAAGGGAAGAAGCAGCAGATCCCCACGGTTGTTATTCGCGGCTTATTCCCTAAACCTATTCACACCCTGTTATGCGGGCGTCTGGTCTGTGGAAACCTCGGAAGATCAACAGCGAGAAGGAAGCACGCTTCGCGTGCGATCTCGAGCAGAGCAATCATTCGTTGGGGGCAAGCCCCCAAACCCCCTTGCTCTGCAAAGAAGGAGCGCAAGTCCACTGCCAAACCAACGGCGCAGAGAACTGGAAAAGTACGAAGTAGGGAACAAAGAGCAAGAACAACGGCAACGGCAAAAACGGCGCGCGAACGACGCAGGCGTTCACACCTGGCGTGGAGGTGGCTGATCACGAGCCTATGGCTCTGCCGGCTGCGGGCGCTCGGCGTACGCTGGCGCTGGGCGACTCCAGGAAGATGAATTTGCGCGGGCTTACTAAAGTCACATGGGATACATATCGATGTCCTTGAAAAATTCGGCGAGACCTGCTAGAGATTGATTATCTTACCCTGCAATTCGTAATTCGGTTTCCGACCGACGTTGGGCTAACAACCCTCACTGAGCGAAATTCAGCCGCCACATCTGCTAGGACAGCTATATCCCGCCAAATCCCTACATCGCAGATGTGGCGCTCTCCTGATCAAGAGACCCCATACATGGCTCGCAACACTGGCAGAGCAATTCTCCTGGACACAGACGGATTCCACTCACGTTTCATCTCTACTGGCGCCGCCTACCGGATGGCGGAAGACGGCCGCGCGGAAGAGATGGAAGAGACCGAAAATGGGCAACTGGTTTTCCAGTTGCGTGGAAATCACCACCAATGCCGCAATGAGCGAGCTGCCGGAATACCTTCGGTTGCCACCCTCACAAAATCAGACATGGAGCGCAACGCCGACGCGGTGATTCGCGGGCGCGGCTGTCGATCGCGCGACAAGGTCGAAGCGTGGCCGCACGTTCATGACACCTTTGCGGTGACGATCGTTGCCGGACGGGCATTTTTCCCGGATCCGCGCGAGGCAAAAAAGCGCGTCAAAAAAATGCGGGCGGAAAAGGTGATGGGGCGATGAGCGCTGAAATCGTGATGCTGGCCACCGTAGTCGAGGTTAGATCCGGCAGTCTGCATAAAGACGGCACCCAGCGAGCTCGAATCCGAGTGGAAGGCGCGGAGCAGTTTGGCCGAGATCTGACGATTCCGAACACCAACCAATTGCGGCTTGATCAGAAGCTGAAAATGACGATCACAACGGTCGATGAGATCGATCCCGAGAACTTCAGTGTGAGAAATGACCTCGTTCTTCCATAGCGAAGCGTACCTGCGGGCGGACGCGATACTGAGCGGAAAAGCGGCGCTGGAGACGGCGCGCAATGTGGAAGTCATCCAAACTGCGGGAAACGCAGTGGATGAGTATTTGTGCATGGAGCTGAAATACTGTGAACACTGTCAGCGACTCTACACGCGCCGCGCCGCAAGCCGTGAGCGATTCTGCTGCGAGTGCCGGCGCGGCCACGACGCTGCCGCCGTGGCAACTTGTGCGCGGGATCGAATGCCCACAGTGCAAAAGCGCCGAACTCACCTGGGCGTATCGCTACGAACAGCCTACCTTCAGACTCGGCGCAATGGCGTGCCCACACTGCGGACAGATTTACGATGTGACGCCGCGGCGCGAGCTGGCGACGGAATGCGAAGCGCGGACTTAGTCGCAGCGCAAACCTAATGCCGATGCGATCGAGGCGCCCGTGCAGGTATCCGGGATGCCGGGAGCTGAGCGACTCCGGGATATGCGAGAAGCATCGCAAGGAGCGCGGCAGGGAGAAAGACCAGGCGCGGCCGAACTCGGCAGCGCGCGGATACGATGGTCGCTGGCGAAAGTTCAGGGCGTGGTATCTCGGGCGGCATCCAAGATGCGAGGCGGACGCGGGCTGTAACCAGCCGTCGACGGACGCGCACCACATCGTGAGGTTGATCGACGGCGGCGCGCAATGTGACGAAGGTAACCTGCAGGCGCTCTGCGGCGAGCATCACGACGGACTCGGCGGAGCTGGCGGAAGAGCATGACCCCCGTACCCAGGGTGGGGTCGAATCTCTTTCGCGACACGCGCTTTGACCGCCCGTCCAGCCAGCTTTACGCTTCCGCAAAATTCCACTTTTTTCACAATTCCGCCTCAGCCGCGAACGCAGAATCAGTAACTTAGGTCCGCCAACGCGGCTGGGGACGGGCGAAATCGAGCCAATTATGCCCCGACCGCGCACTCCGACCGACATCCTGGAGAAAAACGGCGCGTTCGATCACGATCCGCAGCGCCGAGCTGCCCGCGAAGGTGAGCCGACCCCCTCCGGACCTCTCGGCGATCCGCCGCTGACCTTCACCAAGGGCCAGCGCGAAGCCTGGTTCGAGCTGATGCTCCAGGCGCCGGAAAATGTCCTGACAATCTCTGATCGCGTCATGGTCGAGCTCTACTGCAACCTGGTCGCACGCATGCGCGGCGGCGATCCCGACCCCGAACGCGAGGGCGCAACCAAGCCGCCCGAGAATCTCAAGGCCGCCGAGGCCAACCTGCTCCTCAATCTCCTAGGTAGAATGGGCCTCACTCCCGCCGATCGCAGCCGTATCCACGCGCCCGCTGCCAAGAAAGTAGCCGCCGATGACACCTTCGGACGCCTCGCTGCCACTGGACGCGGAAAGCCTACCGACCGAAGCCAGTAAGCGCGACTTCGCGGCGCTGGCCAGGCAGTATGCCCAGGACGTCGTCCGCGGCAGGATTCCCGCCTGCAAGCAGGTCAAGCAGGCATGCCAGCGTCACCTCAAGGATCTCGCGCGCAGCCGCCGGCACGAGTTCGATTTCATCTTCGACAAGGAATCCGCCTCCCGCGCCTGCGAGTTCATCGAGGCGCTGCCCCATATCAAGGGGGCCTGGGCTCGCCGCAAGGAACTGATCACCCTCACCCCGTCCTGGGTGTTCATCATCGCTTCGCTCTTCGGATGGGTTGAGCGCGCCCGGCCCGATCGTTACCGTTTTCGCATCGCCTACATCTGCGTCCCCCGCAAGGCCGCGAAGACGACGATCTGCGCCGGCATCGAGCTCTACAAGTTCTGCGCCGACGGCGAGTATGCCGCCGAGGTCTACATCGGCGCCACCTCGCTTGACCAGGCGAAGCGCACGGCGTTCAAAACCTGCCGCGCGATGGTCCTGAAGTCGCCATCGCTCAAGAAGCATTTCGGCATCAAGGTCAACGTCCACTCGCTGGTGCGCGACGAAGACGGCTCGATTCTCAAGCCAGTCATTGCCAAGCCGGGCGACGGTGATTCGCCTTCGTGCGCCGCCCTTGAGGAGTTCCACGAGCACGGCTCCTACGAGCTGCTCAACGCGATGTACCAGGGCATGGCCGCGCGTGACAATCCGCTGCTGCTGGAGATCACCACCGCGGGCGACGACATTTCCAGCCCGTGCTATGAGACCGAGCAGCAGATCAAGAAGATCCTCGACGGCAGTGTCGTCGACGAGCGCATCTTCGGCATCATCTACACCATCGATCCCGAGGATGACTGGACGACCGAGGCCGCGCTGGTAAAAGCGCAGCCGTCGCTCGGAATTACCGTCGACAAACAGAAACTGCTGGACGATCAGGCCTCCGCCGTCGCCTTCGTCGAGAAGCAAAACGATTTCAAGAACAAGCAGCTCAACGTCTGGACCAACACGCGCAACGCCTGGATCAACTCCGAACTCTGGAAGGCCTGCGCCAACCCCGAGCTTCTCATCAAGCAGTTCGAGGGGAAGCCCTGCGTCATCGCCCTCGACCTCGCCGACGAAATCGACATCGCCGCCAAGATTTATGTCTTCGGTCATGAGGTCAACGGTGAGCCCGGATACGCCGTTTTCACTAAGCACTATTTGAACTCGGCCCGGGTGCGCGAAAAGCGCAACGCCCACTATCTTCCATGGGTCGCTGATGGCTGGCTCACCGAGACGCGCGGCAACGTCACCGACTATCCCCTGATCAAAGAGGATTTGATCGACGACTGCGAGCGTTACCTGGTCAAAGAGGTCGCGTTCGATCCTCACCACGCGCCGCCGCTCGTGCAGTTTGTGCAGCAGGATCCGCGCTGGGATCAGTCCATCGAATTTGTGAAGGTCACCCAGTCGGCGGAGAATCTTTCGCCGGCCATGCGCCAGATCGAGAAGAACGTGCGCGCCAACTCCGTTGAGCACGACGGGGATCCGGTGATGGCCTGGATGATGTCCAACGTCGTCGCCCGCTCCGTAGGGAAAGATTCAATCATTCCCGATCGCGCCAACGCGGATTCGAAGATTGACGGCGCCGCGGCCTACATCATGGCCATGTCGCGCGCCGGGACGCTCCCAGAGTCGAACGACGGCCCGGATATTGACGAAATAGGCCAAGCGCCCGAGGCTGGCAGCGAAGCGTTACCCGGTTCGCCAGCACTCTCAGCATCAGAAAAGGCCCGCAAGGCCTACTTCAAGCAAATCATGGACTCCGAATGAAGAATAAGACTGACTGGCTCATCCTCGCCGGGTTCCTCCTGGTCACCGCCGGAGCCGCGTGTATTTATCGTCCGCTCGGGCTCGCCGTCGCCGGCGCATTCTGCCTCCTCGTCGCTCGCGCCTCCGCTACGCAGCCGACCTCCCGTAATCGCCGTCAGGACCTCGAATAGCCATGGGAACTCTTAGCTCCATTTTCGAGCGCCGCAATGGCCTCACCTCTACGCTTTCCGCCCCGCTGGGATGGCTCTTTGAAGCCTTCGGCATGTCGCCCACCGAGTCCGGTATGGCCGTCAGCGAGCGCGGATCACTCAAGTGCATCCCCGTCTATACCTGTATCAACGCGATAGCTCAAACGGTTGCCCAGGTGCCGTGGGACGTGCTCCGTCAAAATGGAAAAAAAAGATCGGTAGCCAGCGATCGCCCCGAGCATTACCTGCTCCACGCTGAGCCCAACGCCTGCATGACCTCGTATCAGTTCCGCGTCGCCATGATGGTCAACGTGCTCCTCTACGGCAACCTGTACGTGGAGATCGTGCGCGACGGCGCCAACCGTATCAAGTTTTTCCGGCTACTGCCCTCGTGGACCGTCCAGGTCTATGAGTCGCTCGATGAGGAGCGCCTGGTCTACGCCGTCACCCGGCGCAACGGACAGCGCGACACCCTCGACTGCTCGGACGTGATCCACGTCCCCTGCCTCTCGCTCGACGGCATCGCCGGTCTATCGCCGATAGCCCAGCACCGACAGGCTATCGGCTTGAGCCTGGCCGCGGAATCCGCTTCCGCATCGTTTTTCGGCAACGGCTCGCGCCTCTCGGGGTACCTGTCCAGCGACACCAAGCTCACCAAGGATCAGCGCGAAAGCGTCGAGGATAAATGGTTCACGAAGTTCAGCGGCCCGCGCAATCACGGCAAGGTTCCCGTCCTCAGCGGAGGCCTCAAGTGGAATCAGCTGTCGATTCCGCCGAAGGACGCGCAGTACATCGAAACCAGCACGCATAGTCTTGCGGAAATTGCGCGCATGTATCGCGTGCCAGGCGTAGTTGTCGGACTGGCGGAGACGGCCACGCACGCCTCGGCCGACGCATTTTTCCTCAGCTTCATAAAGTTCACGATCTCGCCCTGGGTAGTTGCCATCGAGCAGGAATTTAACCGCAAGTGTTTCCCTAACACCACCGACCTCTACACCAAGCTTGATCTGAACGGACTGCAGCGCGGTGACGCCAAGGGCCGCGGCGAGTTCTACAACGCCATGTGGACGACGGGAGCATTCTCGGCTAACAACATTCTGGAGTGGGAGGACATGGACCCCATCGAAGGCGGCGACCAGCACTTTGTGCAGCAAGGCTTCGCCCCGCTCGACATGGTCGACAAGATCATCGACGCGCAGATCCAGCGCGGAATGCTTCCGCCAACTCCCAAGCCCGCCAATCAGAAAGACGGCTCGGCCAGCGCGTCCAATCGTGCGGCGCACGTCGCCTGGCTGCATGACGTTCAGACGAGGGTTGCCAAATGGGAGAAGCGCGACGCGGTCAAAGTCGCCGAGGCGTACGCACCGGCATTCACCTCGTTTGCGAGGAGTGAATACGGAGGCGCGGCGCTGCTCAACTTCACCCCAGGCGAGTTCTGCAGCCGCATGATTGCCGAGATCGATCCCGCTTCACCCGATTTTGCCGAACGCGCGATCGCGCGCTTCGAGGAGATGTGTGTATGAGCCGCGCGAGCGCAATAAAGGAATCCATGAAACATAATCGAGAACGCCGTTTTATGCACACTGAGGTCCGCGTCCAGAAGGAAGCCGACAAGCCCACCATGATCACGGGCTATGCCGCCGTCTTCAACAAGCCCGCCAAGATCGGCTCTTCGTTCAGCGAAGTGATTCGCCCCACGGCGTTCACCCGCGCCCTGCAGGAGAAGCAGGACGTTCGCGCCCTCTTCAATCACCACGGCGGCAAAGTGCTCGGACGCACGAAGTCGGGCACGCTGCGCCTCTCGGTGGATGACAAGGGACTGCGTTACGAGATCGACCCGCCGAATACCACCGTAGCGAATGACCTCATCGAGTCCATCGGTCGTGGCGACATCGACGCCAGCAGCTTCGGATTCATCGCCCGCGGCCAGAAGTGGAATGAAACCAAGAAGGACGGCGTAACCACCTACCTCCGCGAGATCCTCGACGCGGACCTGTTGGACGTTTCGCCGGTGACCTATCCGGCCTACGCCTCGACGAGTGTTGGCGTTCGCAGCCAGCTCTTTGAGGGTCTTGAGATACCCAAAGAACTGCGCGCAGCCGCCGCCGACTGCGAATGCGACTGCCCCGAGTGCGCCGCCGATAACTGCGCCGAGTGCTCCGACGAAGAGTGCGACGACGAAAATTGCAGATGCAAAGAGCGCAGCGCGCACCTGCCCGCGGCCGGCCGAAGCGCCGCGTCCGCCCGAAGCGCCGCGGCCGGCAGCGAAGCGTTACCCGACGCCGACTTCAAGGAGCGCATGGAGATGCGCCTCAAACTCGCCGAGAAGCTATAAGTTTTGGGAGTGTCATCCTGAGCGCAGCGAAGGACCCCAGCACCGCTCAACTCTTGCGCACCATTCCAGGCTTTTCAACCTGAAATAGATTTCCCCCAAGTTTATCCCGCACTCCGCGGACGGCGGCAGCCGTCTGCCCAGTGGCGGGCACGCGATGAAGCACCCGGCAGGGCGCCTGTCTCGCACCACCGCCTGCGGCTGGCGGCGCAGCGTTACCCAACGCCCAGCGTTACCCAACCGTGGAGCCCGCACTACCCAAGGACAAACGTCATGTTGATGCTCAAATCGAAAGAACTGCGCGAGAAGCGTGCCAAACTCGTCGCCGACTGCCGGGCCCTGATGGCCGGCGAACTCACCCCCGAAGTTCGCACCCAGGTGTCCGCCATGGACGCCGATATCGACAAGCTGCAGAGCGACATCGATCTCTACGAAAAGCAGGAAACCCGCGAGCGCGAGCTTGCCACCCAGAAAGACGCCATCGTTCCCCCGGTTGACGACAACAAGGGCGAGGACCGCAAGGCCGCAAACGCCGAGGAAGTCCGCAAGTACTCGGAAGCATTTGACGTATATTTCCGCTTCGGCAACGACGAGCTGAGCCCCGAGCAGCGCAGCATCCTGAAGCAGGGATACCGCGAAGACAAGCCGGGCAAAGGTGAAAAGCGCGCCCAGACCGTCACCACCACGGGCGGCGGCTACCTGGTTCCGCAGGGCTTCATGGCCGAACTCGAGCGCGCGCAGTTGGCGTTCGGCGGCGTCCGTCAGGCCGCGCGCATCCTGAAAACCGAATCCGGCAACGCCATCCCCTGGCCCACCACGGATGACACCGGCAACACCGGCGAAGATTCCACCATCAACGTCGCCGCCAGCGCGCAAGACATCACCTTCGGCCAGGTTACGCTGATCAGCTCCAAGATGGATTCGGGCATCATCCTGGTCCCCAACGAGCTGCTCGAAGACACCCGCATCAACCTGGATACCGAAATCGGCAGCATGATCGGCGAGCGCCTCGGCCGTCGCCAGAACGCGAAGCAGACCACCGGCAGCGGTGTCAGCACCTTCCAGGGTGTCACCATCGCAGCCACCGCCGCGCTCACCACGGCGTCACCCACGTTGATCGCGGCCGACGAGCTGATCACCCTGCAGCACAAGGTGGATCCGGCGTACCGCTCCAATCCGAAGTGTGCATTCATGTTGAACGACGACACCATGCGCATGATCCGCCAGTTGAAGGACTCCAACGGCCGTTACCTGCTGGATTACAGCACCCTGCCGGGCCAGTTCACCAAGCTGCTCGGCTTCAATGCGATTGCCAATCAGCAGATGGCCACCGTCGCCGCCACCGCGATCTCCGTCCTCTTCGGAGATTTCGGCAAGTTCATCGTTCGCGATGTTCGCGGCATCGTCGTCCGCCGGCTCAACGAGCTGTACGCCACCGCCGACCAGGTCGCCTACATTGCCTGGTACCGCGGTGACTCCCGCCTGGTTTCCGCCAGCACCAAGGCCCTCGTGGCCCTCACGCAACACGCCTAGAAAACGGGTGCCCCATTCAAGCCATCCTTTGGCTTCGGTGGGGTAGTTGACCTTGCACCATGTTTCTCCTGTGCACGGGGCCGGACCTGCTACACCGGCCCCGATTCTTTACCGGGCGCCAGCGGCCGGCAGCGCGGCTTCATCGCGCGTTACCCGGCGCCAGCGGCCGGCAGCGCGGCTTCATCGCGCGTTACCGAGCGCCAGCGGCCGGCAGCGCGACTTCATCGCGCGTTACCGAGCGCCAGCGGCCGGCAGCGCGACTTCATCGCGCGTTACCGAGCGCCAGCGGCCGGCAGCGCGACTTCATCGCGCGTTACCCGGCTGCGAGGCTCGCACCTGTTTGGAGTTATTCCCATGATGGTTAAGATTTTCACAAGTTTGTCCGGCACCGCCTACATGCCGGACGGCATCGTCCTGGACGTCGCCGACGACGTCGCCGCGCGCCTTATCGCCGGCGGCACAGCCGTCCCTGTGGTTTCCGTGCCTGTGGTTTCCGCGCCCATGGTTTCCGCGCCCGTGGTTTCGAATGACGTTACAGGTGCCACAACGGCCGCCGAGAACACCTCCGCCAAGCAGCCCACGCTCGAACTCCGTAAACTCACCGCCGCCCAGGTTGCAGGCCTTGCCCGGATCGTCGAGTACTTCGAAGCTGATCCCACCGCGCAGAGCGCCGAGCAGCTCGCCGCCGCCGCCGCCTCGCTCTCCGAGTAACCCATGCCCAGCAAACTCATCACTCCGCCCACCGCCGAACCGGTTGTCATCGCCGACGCCTTGACCTATCTGCGCCTGGATGGTGGAGATGATTCGGATTTCGTGACCGCGCTGATTTCGGTGGGGCGCGAGCATGTCGAAAACTACTGTAACCGCGCCCTCATGACCCAGACCTGGAACTTCTATTTCCAGGATTTCATCCCGCGCGATCGCCGCTTCATGACCGGGCTCAACTATCCGGGCTCGAATGTCCCGATTCCCTACGGTGGATCCAGCCGCTGGGCGCAGCAATGGCCGCTCAATTCCTATCTTGAGCTGGATCGGCCGCCGATCCAGTCCGTCGAGTCCATCACCTACGTGGATGTGAATGGCGCCACCCAGACGCTCGATCCGTCTATCTACCTGGTGGACGTGGCCACCGAGCCGGGACGCATTTACCTCGCACCGGGAAAAATCTGGCCGCCCTACACCTCGCAGCGCAACAGCATCTGCGTCCAGTGTGTCTGCGGCTACGAGGACGCGGCTTCCGTGCCCAACGCCATCAAGCTGGCAATCAAGATGGTCATTGCCAACTTCTACGAGAACCGCGAACCTGTCGCCCTCGTCTCCGGCACTCAGCCCTATGAAATGCCGCTGAACATCGCCGACATGCTCGCGCCGTTCAACACGGACAGGTTTTAGTCATGCGCGCCGGGCCGCTTCGCCAGCGCGCTACAATCCAGTCGCGCTCTTCCGTGCCCGATGGTTACAACCAGCTCTCCGGCGCGTGGACTGACATTGGCACGCTGGCCGACCGCCAGTGCAACATCAACGACCTCACCGGCCTCGAGCTGGTGCGGGCACAGAAGATCGTTTCCACCTGCACCATCCTGATTGTCATGCGCGGCTTTTCCGGCTGGCGCGCCACCATCACGCCCGCCTGCCGTGCCACCTCGCAGGACGGCGACACTTTGCGGATCTTCGATATCAAGGGCGTTGTTAACCCCGACGGCCGCAACCGCGAGCTACACCTGCTCTGCGTGGAGATCATCTGATGCCGTTTCTCGCGCTCGACGTGCAGATTCAGCTTCAAGGCACCCTCATCGCCCGCATCAACAATGCAGCCAAGGGCGGCGTCCGCGAGCTGATGGATAACGTCGTTCTTCCCGCCGCGCAGTCCATGTGCAAGGTGGGCGACGAAAAACGCGAAATCGGCGAAGTCGCGACTGCCGAGTCGCTCAGCACCTTGACCCGCCAGCGCGGAAACAAGATCGAAGCTTTCATCCGCTCCAACTCCGGACACGGCGGCTACCTCGAAAAGGGGACCGCGAAAATGTCGGCCGAGCCGTACATGCAGCCCGCATTCGAGCAGTCGGTCCCGGCGCTCAATGAAATTCTCGTCACGCGCTTTGCCGCGCTCGACGAGCTGGAGACCCTCATCGAGGACGGCGGTATCACGGGCTTGCAGTCCGCGGTCAACGACAAATCGAAGGTGTACAAGGCCAGCAAGGTATCGCGCGCCATGGCCAAACGCAACGCCGCCATGGCAAAGGCGGATAAAGAAGAGCGCAAGTACAGAAAAGAGCACGGCGGCCGGAGTTCCAAAGGCCCCGCGCGCCAGAAACGTAAGTACGTCCGGACGAAGCCACTCGCACCAAGGAAACCTCGATGATCGATTCCAATCTCACGTTCGCCACCTGGCTCCGGACGAACGCCGCGCTCACCGCGCTGCTCGGCGATGCCATTGGAGTCTCTCCCGCCGTCCCCGCGATTTACTGCGGCATGCTGCCCGAGACCTACCGGCCCGAGGTCAACGGTTGCGCCATCACGTTCTCCACCGGCGGCGGCCTCGGCGACCCCGAGGTTCCCATCGTCTCGCCCAGGGTGCAGGTTGAGTGCTGGGCCCCGGCGCTCAGCAGTCAGCAGGCGCGCGCCATCTATCGGGCGCTCTACGACCTTATCGCCGGGCAGAACAGTATCGACCTCGGCGCCGCCGGATACGTCCTCTCCTGCATCGAGGAGGTGCAAGGCCAGGACCTCACCGATCCCGATACCCAGTGGACTTCGGTCCTCTGCTACTACCGATTGACGCTCCGAAATTAACTTCAACTCTCACCTCAAAGGAAAACATCATGGGAAACCGTCCCGTCACCACCTCTGCAAACGTCATGGCCGCATCGGCCAGGATTCTGATCGCCCCGCTCGGGACGGCCCTTCCGACCGTAGCCACCACCGGAGTTCTCACCTGGGTTGCCGCCTGGAAAGAATGCGGCGCCACCGAAAAGGGCACCGACCTCAGCTACACGCCTTCGCTGACCGACGTCAAAATCGATGAGTCCGCCTCGCCGATCGCCAAGCTGCTCGCCTCCGAGAAGTGCATCCTCTCGTGCGTCCTGGCCGAATCGACCCTGATCAACCTGGGCAACGCCATCGCCGCCGATACCCAGACGATCACCGCGCCGGGCGTAGGCACGCCGGGCAGCACGGAAATGGACCTGGGCGGCGGCGCAGTCGCCGAAGTCATGGTCGGCCTCGAGGGACTCAATCCCACCGGCCTGCCGCGCTACCTGGTTGGCTACAAAGCCGTCGCATCTGCGGCCGTCAAGCTGGCCTTCCAGCGCGCGGCCATCACCACCGTCCCGCTGTCCATCGAACTGCTCGCCGACACCACCAAGGCGCTCGGCTCCCAGCTCGTCAAGATCGTGGACATCACCGCAATCGGAGAGTAATCAAGAGTGTCATCCTGAGCGGAGCGAAGGACCCCTACTCCGCTCAGAATGACACGCACCGATCCAAGATTTTCAACCGCAGTTGGTTTCAGGCCCACCCATGCCATTTCCCTCGCTCTACGTCGGAGTTTACGAACCCGACGAGGAATGCGAGCCACACGCGCCCGCGGCTGGCAGCGGTGAAACCGCGTTACCCAAAGCTGCGCGTTACAGGAGATCCCCGCACCATGGCACTCAAAGAACGCACCGACGACGACAAGCTGTCGATCGCGCCCATCCGGGTCCAGTTTGGCGGCAAGCCCTACGAGATTCCCATCCTCAAGATTCTCAACGCCCGTAGCTGGCGTGAGAAGTTCATTGCCACCGTCGCCGGCATGGTGGGCGAGCTGGGCGGCGAAGTCACCAACATCGAGAACTTTCTCGGCGGCTTTGCCTTCGCCTTCCTGCGCTTTCCGGAGAAGCTCGCCGATCTGGTATTCGCCTACGACGTCACCCTGCCGCGCGCCGTGATCGAGACGGATGCTACCGAAGAGGAGCTGGCGCTGGCCTTCTCGCAGATCATGCTGGTGGCCTTCCCTTTTGCTTCTGCACTGACGATGGTGACCCAGGTGCTGAAGACGGCGGCGATCCCATCACCATCGGCGAGGCCTACGAACTAGCTCTCTGCGAATGGCGGGTGACTCCCGAATACATCAACCGCCGCTGGTCGGAGGAGCTGCTCGCCCTCATGTTCCGGATGCGCAATCGCCGCATGCGCCGCATCAATCGTCCGTCCGACGACAATGGCGACGCCGCGTCCGCGCCCATCCACCGCCGCGTGCCCGAGTCCGAGTTGTTCGCCCGCATGGGCTTCAAGCCGGAAACGGTGCATTGACCTAGCGCCAGCGGCCGACAGCGCGAAAGCGCGTTACCCGTCGCGTCGCAGGTTACTTTCGTGCGGGACATTTCGCCGCCCAGATGGTACTCTCCCGAGAAACGCTCTTGGGAGAGAACAAAATGCTTAATTTGGGCCTGATCAGGTCTGCGTTTGCAAAGCTCGTCACGCCGAGCCCTGCAACCTCGCTGAATCTTGAAGCGCCTCCATCGCCTACAGTTGCGGAGCCACCGCATGCAGTAGCGTCCGTCCCTCCGGCACCCATTGCAGACCCGCTTGTTGCGGAATTGAACAAATGGGCTGAGAAATGGGAAAAGTGCACGCCATCGCTCGTAAGGTTCCTTGCGCCGAGCCCAGAGACGCGCACTTCTCAAATGAAGGCCGCCGCCTCATGTACCGTCGGAGAACTCCTTGGGCTGGCGCGCGATCCACTCAACAAGCTTGGGCCCCACACAATCAGGTTTGTCCGTTCCAGCGGTGAAGAGTGTGGAGTTGTCGATGCCGAGGTATCTTCCCTTGGCTTGGCCGATGAGCTGGATCGCGGCGCTTCCGCCGTGGCGCGAGTTGTAAGCGTGGCGACAAAGGACGAAAAGCCCCGGATCGTCGTTGCCATCGTATGGAATTCACCACCCGCTCCACCCCCGCAAGCGGGGATGCAAATTGTTACCGACACCGGACGAGCCGCATGGTTAGCTCAGTGGAAGAAAGTCATGCACTCGAAGGTGATGGGCGTCGCCTACAACAATGACGATGGAACTTCGCGTCAGCAGTTCATCCGGCAGTGCCAGGTTGGCGAGCTGCTCGACCTGGTGCGCGACCCGGACAATCCGCACAGTGTGAACGGAACGGCTATCAAAATCGTCCGGAAAAATGGCGAGATGCTCGGCCATGTTCAATCCGAGATTTCGGAGATACTGGCCGGCCAGATGGACCGGGGCTCAAAGGTCGAGGCCAGGATCACAATGCTCACCGGAGGGACGCCTGACAAGCCCACGCGCGGCGTGAATATCATCATCGGCCAGAATCACGCGCCGCACCGCAAGCGGGCGAAGGCAGAGGTGGGTGTATGAAGCACCTTTCCACTGTTGTGATTTTGCTGCTTGCGTGCTCATCGTTCGCCTACTCCGCCGATAAAGACGCATTCTCAAACAGGTACAAGGATAAGTATCTCGTTCTGCTCAAAGACGGTCTGGCGGTTGGTGCTTGTCAGGACCGCGAAGCCGTGGCCGGGCTCCACGATGCCGACCTTCCCACGGTTCTCATCAAAATGGAGGGCGGCGCAGTTGCCGAGATTCACCCAGACATTCACGTCGGGTTTCTGGCGGCGGGCATGGCAGACTGCGGCCCGATAAACACCGAGCCGCTTCGCAGGGGCGAGACTGTCCACGTCACCTTTGCGGCTGTCCGACGCGGGGACTACTGGGTGGGGTTGCAGTCCAATCCTCATCAGATGGAACGAGGCATCGGGGCGTTCGCGCACCAGACGGCGGAGGTTGGCAGAGCAACTCTGCGCATAAAGGCCGCAAGTCCGGAGGATGCCGAAAAGGCACTGGACGCCTGGGCGACCGTCTTCGACAGCCAGGAGGCCGCAGCAGCAGCCGCTAAAGTCGGCAACACCGCCAGCGGAGTTGCTGTGAAGCAGATCAGTCTCGGCATGGCGGTCGGGGAAGTGGAGGAAGTGCTCGGGCCGCCCGCCACTCGCGTGGACCTTGGTCCGAAGATGCTTTACAAGTACAAAGACATGACCGTCGAGTTTAAGGACGGAAAGGTTTCAGACGTAAGATAGCCGCTTCTCATCCAGCTTTACCTAGGCAGCCCCCGGGCTGCTTTTTCATTGGACCTCACTCATGCAGATCGGTGACGCATCTCTAAAATTCGTAGCGGACACTACTGAGCTGGATGCTGCCTTTGAGCAGCTCGGGGCAGACGGCGCGGCCAAGCTCGCCCCGATGCAGGAGAGCGCCGCCGCTGTAGGCGCGTCCTTCGATGCCATGGCGCAGAACGCCCAGGCCGCGGGCGTGGCGATGCAGGCAGCCGCGGAAGAGGGTACGCAGGCCGCAAGCACTCTGAGCGAGGCTCAGACCAACGTCGCGCGGTTGACCTACAACAATGAGGTCGCACAGAAATCCCTGGGACAGGCGCTGCGGGCGGTACGCGCTACCGGCGGCGATGTCGCATCGGTTATCCAGACGCTCGGCCAGGCCCAGGCCCGCGCCGCGCAGACGGCAATGGAACTCGCTGCGGCGCAGCGGGAGGTTCAGGCATCCGCAACCGTCATGGGAACCGCCATGACTGAGGCTGGCGAAGTTACCGAAGTTTCGATGTTCAAGGCGAAAGCCGAGATTGCCCTGTTAGGGGAAGAGGTCGGCGTAAAAATTCCACGCCACCTGCGCGGGTTCCTCGCGGAACTTCCAGGCGTGGGGGCGGCGCTGCAGATGGCTT